ATTCTATTTTGCAACCATTTTTGTCCAGACTTGTGAGATAAAGCTTCAACATTCATTAAAATAAATGAAAGTTTATTTTCTTTATCTGATTTAATTAATTCTTTATCTTTACTTATTTTCCAACACCAAATATTAGTAGGAACAGGACAATGAGTTACTATTTCTTGAACCCAATTGGTATAAACAGAATTAGGCGCTATAACTACACATTCTTTAATTTCTTTATTTTGCCATAAATAAGCTACATTATCTATTGCAACTTTTGTTTTACCTGTACCCATCTCCATAAAATAAGCGTAGTTTTTAAGAAGTCCTCCATTATTCAACGCTTTTCTTTGGTGTTCATAAGGTTGAGTTTTATACTCATATTTTTGCATAAAAAATTTTTATATTTTTTTCTTGCTTTCGTCAAACATAAATTGTATGAACATGGGAAAAGGAGGATCTTATGGACTTAGAGGCAGAGTCAACTATACAAGTTGATACAGCGATGACAATAGACATCGCTAAGTCTTGCAATAAGTTATTGGAAACTCAGAATCAAATCTCAGCGCTTGAAGAAAAACTTAAACAGTTTAAAAGTACAGAGACTACTCTTTCTGAGCAAACTATTCCAGACTTAATGCACAAAGCAGGTATCGCATCAATTAAACTTGATGATGGTACAAAGGTAGAAGTTAAACCCTTCTATTCTGCAAGAATTCCTATATCCAGAACCGAAGAAGCCTATACTTGGCTTCGAAGTAATGGTCATGGGGATTTAATCAAAAATAATGTTATGCTTTCATTTGGAAGAAATCAAGATAACGAAGCGAAATCTTTAGTTGAAGACTTGAGATCCAAAGGGCATACCGTTAAACAAACCGAAAAAGTGGAACCTATGACTTTGAAGGCGTTTGTAAAAGAACAAATTCAAAATGGTAAGAACGTTCCGTCTGACGTTTTCGGTGTGTATGTTGCTAGTAAAACTAAACTAACCACGAAGGAGGAATAATGCAACAAGCAAACACGGCTCAAGCTAAAGAGCTAGAGAAAAAAAAGCAAAACTTGCCACAAGCAATAGATTTGGAAGGATCCGCTGGCGAGGGTCAAGAGTTTATAACAGCTCGAGACACTAAGCTTCCAATACTCAAAATACTTTATGCCAACTCTCCGGTATTAAACGAAGATGATGGTAAGTATATTGAGACAGCCAAACAAGGCGATATCTACAATGAAGTTACAGGTAATCTGTGGAAAGGAAAAGAAGGTATCATTGTAGTTCCTTGTTTATATATCAACACTTTCAATGAGTGGAAAGACAGAGGCGACAGTCCTGGACGACCTGTAAAAATACATACCGATCCAGCGATTATGTCAGACACTACTAGAGGTGATGATAATAAGGATAGGCTCCCTAATGGTAACTATGTCGAGGATACTGGGAATCATTTTGTTTTTATCTTAGATAAAGACTATATCCCACAAGAGCAGGCATTGATTACCATGAAGTCAACTCAAAAGAAGAAATCTAAGACTTGGAATTCTATGATGCAAACTCGTAGGATGAAAGGTTCTAAAGGTTTCTTTAGACCGCCTACATGGGCGACTACTTATAAGTTGACGACTACTAAAGAGTCTAATTCTCAAAACCATTGGTATGGTTGGGTAGTTGAGTTCGATAAGTACTTAACTAACGACAATGCTAAAGCACTTGAGATAACTCGCGAGTTTTATAACAACGCGAAGGCAATGGATATCTTTGGTAAGGTTGATTATTCGTCAACGGATATAAATCAGGAAACTAAGAAAACTGCTACACCGTTCTAAAGATGCTCCAACGGTTAGTAGATCTTTTTGAAGGGGATCCTGACAAGTTCATTACGACTTCTCTGACAGGGGAAGTCGATGAACGAGGGAAACGCCAAGCTGAATATCGCACGGTTCACGAACCTGTGACGAAAAAGGTTTGGCAATCCCATTTGGACGGAGTAACTCGTATGGGTATCCGTCCAGAAAACAATGATAAAGTTAAATGGGGTTGTATTGATGTAGACCCTGGTACCTATAAAAATTATTCTCAAAAAAAATATGTTGATATTATAAAAGAATATCAACTACCTTTAGTTCCAGTTAAATCTAAATCTGGAGGACTACACTTATTTTTATTTTTAAAAGATTGGGCATCAGTAAATGATGTTCGTAAAAAACTAGATGAATGGAATGATACTTTCTTTATGGCTAATGAAGTATTCCCAATGAATAAAGCAGTAACAATGCCATACTACAAAATGAACGCGACAGTAGAATTTGCATTTGATGATAACTCAAATCCGTTGATGATAGGAGCCTTCTTAGATCTAGCAGAACAAAGAAGACTAACAGTAAAGGAATTATATAACTTAAAAACAAATGCATATGAACCCGAAGCTGATTGGCAGCACTATCCTCCTTGTGTTCAGAAACTTATAACAGAACCTTGGCCATCTAACAATCGTAATAATTTCTTATTTAATGTAATGATTTTGGAAAATAAAAAAACAGATGGGAATTTAGATCTTAAAACATTTCAAGAAATAGCTATTCAAAGAAACAAACAATGCTTTCTGAAACCTTTAAGTATTAATGAGGCTAAAGCTGTAGCTAAATCAGTTAAGCAAAGTAGTTATCATTATAAATGTCCCCCTAAACATAATGAGTTAGCACCAATCTGTAATAAAGAGTTATGTAAACTGCGTAAGCTAGGAATAGGACCACAGGTTCCTGACATTATGGATGAGTTTGAAGATATTATTTATACCCGAGACTCTAAGACTATTTATTTTAGTTTCACTTATAAAGAACAACGGATCACGGTGGAACCCGAAGACATGCGTGATGAAAAATGTTGGAGAATTAAATTATTAAAGTATGGTTTATATTGGATGACTTTACCTAAACAAAGAAAGGGCCCACCCTTATTTGAGTTAATGCTTCAAGAATTAACTAAAAGAGCAATTGAGAATGAGCAAGCTAAATATACAGACACAATAGAAGAAGAAAAATACGATGTGTTAAAAGCTTTTTTTGAACAAACAATTGAACAAGATGATTTTGAAAAACTTAAAGACGGTTATGTTGTTTTAGATTCTAAAACTAATATGTGTTATTTCAAAAGAAGTACACTTAATAATTGGTTATCGCGTCCAGGAAATAAAAAATTTAAAAATACTATGGAAGCTTTTCAATTATTAGGTTGCCAAAGACATGACTATTTTGAAGGTGTACAAAATGTATGGTATGTAACAATGCCTGAGTTTGTAAACCATGTTAAGATAAAACAAACTACAAAGAAGAAAACTACAACGGAGCTAGACGATGAATTCCATACCGGAAAATTCAGAACTAAAGAATCTAAAAAGCCTATACCACAAAACGATTAAAATTTTTGGACCCCCAGGCACAGGTAAAACTCACACGCTCATTGAAAGAGTACTTAAACGACATTTAAAAAAAGGTGTTAATCCAAATGAAATAGCTTTTATTTCTTTTACTAATAAAGCAGTTAACACGGCGGTGGAAAGAGCAGTAAAAGCTTTTCCTAAATACAACACTAACGATTTTGAAAGATTTAAAACACTTCATAAATATTGTAGAAGATATTTTGAAGAGGAAGTCTTTGATCCTAAAGATTGTATGATTGATTATGCATTACAAACTAAAATTGTTAAGAGTAGTGATAAGCGATTAGCTGATGATAACTTTACTTATAAAGACTGGTCTTTGTCTATTTATAGTAAAGCTAGAAACATGTTAACTAATCCTACTGAAGTTTATAAAAGAGAATCTTACAAAAGAGATTCTCTTGATGTCTTTATGAGAAAAATAAAAACATATGAAAATTATAAGAAGTCTGGAGGGGAAAGATCCTTTATAGATTTTGATGATATGATTGAGAGAGCAATTGATGAAGTAAACTTTCCACCACTTAAAATATTAATACTGGATGAAGCTCAGGATTGTACTCCATTACAATGGTCTGTCATTTATAAGATGGCTGATAATGTAAAAAGAATTTATTTAGCAG